TCAACTCTACTTGGTCTGTCACTAGGTTTTAAACCTTTTATTTTATTGGTGTGTGTAATGCTTGGGAATTGCAACATTAGATTTAAATGAAATAAAACATCACTGGACATTTGCACATAGTTATTAAGACTTTTATTTGTATACATACCTGTGTGGTCAGCATCAGTATCTAACCAGTTATAAAAATTATTTTCCTTACTTAACCAAAATGTATAACTGCTATCATTGTGCCAAGTCATGTCATAAAAACTAAAATCAAGGTAAAACAATTTGTTTTCTTTTTCGTATGGTATCAACATAGCACTTATAACTGGATTTTCAGCATCAGATACTATGCCTCTATCAATACACCATAAGTTATAACATATGTCTTTTGTTTCCCATTGTATGAATGTATTGCTATAAGGTAGATGCATTTTTACATCATCTGCAACTTTAGTTAATTCTACGTCAGTTAATGTTTCACTAGCATCTTGTAATGGTAGATAAAATTTTTGTGCCTGACTAATACCATGACTCATTGCTGTAAGATGATCTCTCATAACTCTAGGGTTACAAAATATACCGTCTTTACCATCATCAAAAAAATTACTATAACGTGATACAGAAGGGTCATTCATTTTTTCAGCTCTAATTCCACTAAAGTGAGGAGCAGGTGCAAAGTGTTTTGCAAATAATCCACTACTGGGATCATTTACATCTACTAAATTATGTCCATGTATTAATTTTTCTAAAACAAACTTATTCATGTTACAACCTCACCTGTTTGTTTATCTATAACTGCAAGTACACCAAAATTATTTTTTAATATCCAAACAGTCTTAGTTTCTTTACTGGATTCCTCAAAAGGGTATGAATGTTCATTTAGTTTAGAACCCATATTATCTTCTACATGTTTTGCCCATACATAACAGGCTTGTTGGAATGAGTTAACTATCATGTATATCACCTTTATATTCTAAGTCATACCATTGCCATACTAATTCACGGCATTGCAACCATGATTGACCAAACAAACGTTCTAAACGTTCGTCAGCACTTTTGTAACCAAATTCTTTTACAAATTCAGGGTAGTTATGTTTGATACAAGACATGTTTAGTGAATTAAGTATCTTAGTTTCGTTTTCTGTAATGTTCATATTTCCTCTTTTAAATATCAAATTTCAATAGTTGTAATTGTAACCCTAGATGCAATATTATGCAAACCCATTTTGTATATTTATATATAGTTATGCTAGACTGTTGAGATTATTAGAGATTTATTGGTTAATTATTAGTGAATAAAACAGTTAAACTTACAAAAACATTAGCAGAAAATATACGTATTGAATTTGTACAAGGCATAGATTTAGGAAGCACGGAACGTAAGTACCAAACTATAGATGCATTAGCTGTAAAACATAAAGTTGCAAGAAGTACTCTATATAAATGGTCTCAAAAAGAATCTTGGAAAGCACAACAAGAAAGATTCCATGAAGAGTTTATGCAAAAACTTGATGCAGAGCGACAAAAGGAAATGATTAAAAATTCTAAGTCATTGGATGATACTGCACTTAGTTTAGCTAAAATAATGATGAACGAAATAGGGTTACAGTTTCAGGAAAATAATAACAAAAGACAAGAAGGTAAAAGCTCTATGTCTCCACAAATGTTGAATCAATTAGGAGCTGCAGGATTACAAGCACAAAAGCTAGGAAAAATTGCAACTGGTGAATCAACAGAAAACATAAAACTAAATGCAGAAGTTACAGACACAGATGCCTTCAGAGAAGCTATGGAATTGCTTGACACGGTTGCAAGAGCTAAGTCAAAAGAAGACAATTCAGCTATACACTGATTGGTTAAAAACTGCTAGAGCAAAACAGATAGCTCCTGATCAGGATTTTTTTATATGGTTAATATTAGCAGGTCGTGGTTGGGGCAAAACTAAAACTGGTGCACAGGATATTTCAATATATGCTTGCAGAAACCCTAATACTATAAGTGCAGTTGTTGCACCTACATTTGGTGATTTAAGGCGTGTATGTTTTGGTGGACCGTCAGGACTATTATCAATAATACCTAAAGAATGTATGGACTCTAATTTTGGTACAAATGGTTTTGCTAGTGCAAATATGGAAATACGTTTAACTAATGGCTCAAAAATTATTGGTTTTGCAGCACATAGTCCTGAACGTTTAAGGGGTCCCCAGTTCCACAGAGCATGGTGTGATGAATTAGCATCATGGCAGTATCCTGAAGCGTTTGACCAGCTTATGTTTGGTTTAAGACTGGGTGATAACCCACAATGTTTAATTACTACAACACCTAAACCTATAAAAATATTAAAAGAGTTAGTTATTAGAAAAGACGTGCATTTAACAAAAGGTAATACTTTTGAAAATCAAGCAAACTTGGCTGATAGCGCACTTGCAATGATGAGAGAAAGATATGAGGGAACTGCATTAGGTAGACAAGAATTATATGCAGAAATATTAGATGACGTAGAAGGTGCGTTGTGGTCAATGGATATGATAGAAAGTTGTAGAATAAGTATTGAATCTAAAAAAGACTATCAACAAATAATAGTAGCAGTAGACCCAGCTGTTACAAGTGGCGAAAACAGTGATGAGACTGGAATAATCGTAGTAGGCAAAGACCATAATAACGAGTATTATATATTACAGGACTTATCAGGAAGACATACTGCTGACAGTTGGGGTAGAATAGTCCTTAATGCTTACTATGAATGGGAAGCAGACAGAATAATAGCTGAAGTGAACAATGGTGGCGATTTAGTAGAGAAAGTAATTAGGGATAAAGATTCTAATATTTCTTACAGGTCAGTTAGAGCTACAAGAGGTAAAATGTTAAGAGCAGAGCCAATTGCAGCACTATATGAGCAGAAGCGAGTGCATCATGTGGGTATATTTGGAGAACTAGAACAACAAATGTGTTCATATGTAGGACAGCTAAAACCAAGTCCTGATAGACTTGATGCTCTAGTTTGGGGATTAACTGAACTAAGTAAGTCTAAAGGACAAGTTAATTGGAGAATTACTTAAATGGCAATTTTAGATAACATAAAAAACATTTTCACTGGAAAACCTGAAAGAAAACAATCAAACATGATGGGTTATTTTGGTGTTGATACGAATGAACACAAACAATATAAGTATGATGATTTAGCTAAAGAAGGTTATCTTAAAAATGCTATTGTTTATAGATGTGTAAATGAAATAAGCAAGGGTGCAAGTGCTGTACCAATATTACTAAAAAATGGAGACGATATAGTAGAAAACCATGAATTACTTACCTTACTGGACAGACCTAACCCTTTACAATCTTATTCCGAATTTTTTAATAGCCTTTTCGGTTATGTCCTTCTTAGCGGTAATGCTTATATTCTCAAAATAGGAAATGAAAATGGCGCACCAAAAGAATTACACCAACTTAGACCTGATAGAATAAATATAAAAGGTAGTGGTAATACAATTCCTGATGTATATGAGTATAGAGTAAATGGTCAAATTAAAACTAGTTATACAGTTGATCAAGTTGATGGATTCAGTGAAGTAAAACATATTAAACTTTGGAATCCATTAGATGATTATTATGGTTTAAGTCCTATGAGTGCTGCTGCTGTTGAAGTAGATCAATTTAATATGTCTAGTAAACATAACGTCAATCTATTAAATAATGGTGCAAGACCAAGTGGTGCTATTATATTTAAACCACAAGATGACAGTGGTTTTGCAGTTAACCTTTCTGAATCCCAAAGACAACAATTATTGACTGATATGAATAATCGTTTTGCAGGTAGCTCTAATGCAGGAAGACCAATGTTACTTGAAGGAGATTTTGATTGGAAAGAAATGGGTTTAAGTCCAAAAGACATGGACTTTCATCAACTTAAAAATATGGCAGCAACTGATATAGCTTTATGTTTTGGTGTCCCCAGTCAATTAGTGGGTGTCCCTGATTCACAAACATACTCTAATGTTGCAGAAGCAAGACTTGCTCTATACGAAGAAACAATCATTCCACATTTAAGAAAAATACAATCTGACCTTAATGAATGGTTAGTTCCTATGTTTGACAGTAGGTTAAAACTTGAATTTGACATAGATTCAATTCCAGCATTGTCTGAAAGAAGAAAACGTACTTATGAAAATGTATCTTTAGCAGTAAGAGAAGGAATTATGTCTAGGAATGAAGCTAGAAAACAACTTGGTCTAACACCAATAGATGGAGCAGATGATCTTTATATATCAGCAAATCTTTTCCCATTAACTGATGAACCTGTAGAGCGACCTGATAAACCTGTAAATGACGAAGACCTTGAAGATTATCAAGAAATAGATAATGTTGATGAAGATGAAAAAGAAATAGATTTAGAATTGATAGAATTGTTTAAAGCTATAGCAGATATAGATACAAAACCAACTAGCGCAATGGCAACAGAGGCACAACGTGGTCTGAATTGGAGACGTGAGTTTAAAAGAGGTGGTACAAGTGTAGGTGTTGCACGTGCTAACCAATTAACAAACGGAGAAAAATTATCACCTGATACTGTAAGACGTATGTATAGTTTCTTTAGTAGACATGAAGTAGATAAACAAGGTAAGGGTTTCAAAAAAGGTACTGAAGGTTATCCAAGTGCAGGTAGAATCGCATGGGCATTATGGGGTGGTGATGCAGGTTTTGGTTGGTCAAGAAAAGTATGGAATCAAATTAAAAATGAAAGAGACAACAAAACAGAAGCAGAAACCAAAGAATAAATATCCATGAAACCCCATTCCCTCGTTAATGCAAGACCATTAACCTATGCGGAAGATGCTCTTAGAAGCTCTCTCAGAGCTACAATTTTACAAAATATCTAGTGAAATCAACAAATAAAAGTTTTAACACATTTAGACAAGGTAGAATTAGTGCAAGACGTGAAGCTAGAAAACAACTGCTTTTACGTAATAATTTAGAAAAAAGATTTAACAGAAGATTAAAGACTCTATACAGAAAGTTTTTAAATACATCTTTATATCTATACAAAGAATTTGGTATTTATGAAACGGAAATTGCTGCACAAAGGTTAAATGAAGAATTTATGCCTCTTATACTTTCACATTATAAAAAAATATTTTTAGCAATATACAAAAACAACGAACAAAAATACTATGATGAAAAACAAGAAGCATTTGTATTTGGTAGAAGTATTGATTTTGAAGCTGTTGTAAATGAATATTTTGCAACTAGACAACTTATATTAGCAGGAATAAGTAATAGAATAGCTACACGAATAAGTAACTTAATTGAAGAAGGTAGAGCTGATAACCTTACATTGCCACAAATAGCAAAAAATGTTTCAGATAAATTTTTGCCGATAGGCAGAAGTCGTGCTGCTATGATCGCACGTACAGAAACACATAATGCTGCAAGTTTTAGTAATCATTCTTATTTCAAAACCACACAAGCTAATTTAGGAATTAATATGGTAAAAAAGTGGGTAGCAACTAATGATGCAAGAACTAGATCAGCACATTCAATCGCTAACGGTCAAACTGTTGCAATGGACGAAAAATTTACAGTTGGTGGTGTAGAAATGGATTATGCAGGAGACTCCTCTGGTGGTGCAAAAAACGTAATTAATTGCAGGTGTGTAATAATCTATGCTGATGAACAAGATATTGTGCTAGACTGACACCTGATGTACTATATGTAGATAATATGCCTATACCGAAACCAAATAATAACGAGTCTAGGCAAGAATTTTTAAATAGATGTATGGGAGATGACACTATGGCGAGTGAATATATTAATTCCGAGCAACGATTAGCTGTCTGTACTAGCAAGTACGATTTA